ATTGCTTTGAGTGCATCAACAAATCTGTAGAATAACTGTCCACTCTCTGCTTTAAAACCATCTCTCTTTCCTGCTACAGAGAATGATGTACAAGGTGAACCTGCTAGTAGCAAATCTACATCACGATACTTGTCACTATAAACATCAATGTTATTGACATCACCTAATTGTATAGTGCATGGGTGTTGATATTGTGTGATTGCTATTGCGTGTTTCTCTAGTTCTGATGCAAAGTAATTGTTATATTTAATACTATTCATGTTCTCCCCCATTTCCTC